AACATGCGAAGGCCTCATTGATGAGGCTTCTTATATGCGTGCTACCTTATTTGATTTAAAACTGGAAATAGATAGTAAGGGTCCCGTAGTTGAAATGATGCAGGGTACGTATTCTATCGATAGACAAAACCCGGCACTGCAAGGCTATAACACAATGATCAAAAATTATAAAGAAATAATCAAGCAGCTTATAACAATGCTCCCAGAAGAAAAGCAGAAAGCCGCCGGTGACGATGGATTTGAGGATTTTGTAGAAGGACGTGATTAAGTATCCTCTTTCGTATAACCCGATTCTTGAATATTGGGAGCGTATAGAGAGCGGGCAAGAAGTTGTTTGCGATAAGATTCTCAGAACATATAAAAAGATAGTCTTTGATTTAAACAATAAGAGCAGCATATGGTATTACGAGCCAAAACGCGCAAACCATATCATAGAGTTTGCCGAAAATTATTGCAGGCATTCAAAGGGTAAAAAGTGGGGCGGCAAAAGGATACAGCTAGAGCTTTGGGAAAAAGCTATGCTTGCTACAATCTTCGGATTTATAAACAGCGAAGGTGTTCGGAAATATAGGGAAGTAATTCTTATTGTAGGTAAGAAGAACGGTAAATCGCTTATTGCTTCAGTTATAGGGCTATATATGCAAATTGCGGACGGAGAGCCAGGTGCGGAAGTTTACGCAGTCGCCACACAAAAAGATCAGGCAAAGATAGTATGGCTTGAAGCTAAAAAGATGGTAAACAAGTCACCTATTTTAAGACAAAAAATAAAGCCTCTGGTCGCTGAGATGTATGCACCATTCAATGAGAGTGTTTTTCGTCCTTTGGCGAGTAATGTAGATAGTCTCGACGGAAAGAATGTTCACTGTGCATTGATGGATGAATTTCATCAATGGAAGTATGGAAAGGCACTATACGACATTATAGCAGATGGCGTGACGGCGAGAGATGCGCCGTTGATTGTAATGACTTCGACTGCGGGAAAAATACGTGAGGATATTTACGATCAGAAGTATGATGAGGCTAAAAACTTAATAAACGGATATTTTGAAAAAGAAGGCTATAAGGATGAAAGAACTATAGCCTTTGTTTATGAGTTGGATAAACGCGAGGAGTGGACGGATGAAACCGCTTGGAGGAAAGCAAATCCCGGGCTTGGAACAATAAAGAATGAAGAAATACTTCGCGATAAGGTAGAAAAAGCAAAATATAAACCTGAGCTAGTTCGTAATCTTATTTGTAAAGAGTTTAATATCCCGGAGACGTCGGAAGAATCGTGGCTTACTTACGAACAGCTTAACAATGAGGAGTGTTTCGACCTTGAAGTTCTCAAACCTAAGTATGGGGTAGGCGGCACGGACTTGTCAAAAACAACGGACTTAACAGCTGCAAAAGTTATATTCATGGTACCAAATGACATAAGGATTTATGTTTTGCAAATGTATTGGCTGCCAGAAGATTTATTTTATAAAAGGATTAAAGAGGATAAAACTTCTTATGAAAAGTGGTATGACTTAGGATATTTGCGGCTTTCGCAAGGTAACAAGGTGCATCCAAAATACGTAACTGAATGGTATTTGGAGGTGATGCACGAAAAGGACATATATATCCCGTGGGTTGGATATGACTCGTGGAGTGCTGAATATTGGGTGGAAGAAATGCAAAGCCACTTTGGGAAAAAATCAATGATTCCGGTTATACAAGGTAAAAAAACTCTTAGCGGTCCTATGTATTCATTAGAGGCGGACTTGGAAAGCAAGATAGTAGTTTATAACAATAACCCTATTGACAAATGGTGCTTGAGCAACATGGCTGTTGACCGTGATAAAAATGGAAATATACAGCCATGCAAATCAAAGAGTCAACGCAGGCGCATAGATGGAGGGGCGGCTTTATTAAATGCCTATGTAGTGCTGCAAGATAACATGCAAGACTATCAAAACATGATTTAAGGGGGTGGTTTATTGGGATTATTTAATAGAATATTTAGGAATAAAACCCCTACGTCTGGATATAAACTCATTACCGAGCATGGTAATGGGTTTTATTTATGGAATGGGAAGCTTTACGAATCCGATATTATTCGTTCGTGCATAAGGCCAACCTCTCATGCTGTCGGAAAGCTTACTCCAAAGCATATTAGAAAAGGTACAGGAGAAAAAAGCGATACTGTAATATTTCCTGAGCCATATATGCGGATATTGTTGGAGGATCCAAATCCTCTAATGAGCTTTCAAATGCTCATTGAAAAGATGATAAATCAACTTGAGCTAAACAATAATGCTTTTGCTTTAATCACCCGTGATGAAAACGGATATCCTTCACAGATATGGCCGCTAATAGCATATAACGTACAGATGGAGCTTTCAGATAACGGGGAGATGCAGCTTAAGTTTTATTTAAGCAATGGCAAAACCCCTACTTACCTTTACAGAGACATTATTCATCTGCGCAAAGATTTTAATGCAAATGATGTATTTGGTGAAAGCCCGGCTGAAGCCATCAAAGCATTGATGGACATAACCACTGCCGAAGATCAAAGCATGCTCAAGGCTGCAAAAACCGCAAATGTCATACGCTGGCTTTTGAAGTTTAGTCAGACTTTAAAAGATGAAGATTTGACTATCAAAGCACAGGAGTTCAATAAAAATTATTTGGCAACTGACAGCGAAGCAGGCGGCGCTGTGCCAGTAAATGGGAACTATGAAATTGAGCAGGTAAAGGCAGACGGATATTCTCCGAGGGCCGCACAACTTACCCGGACTACTGCAAGGATATATAACTTTTTCAACACCAACGAAAATATTGTACAAGGCAAGTTTAAAGAAGATGACTGGACGGCTTTTTATGAAACAAAAATTGAACCGCTATCAAAGCAAATGAGCTCGGAATTTACACGCAAACTTTTTAGTCGGAAAGAGCGGGCATTTGGAAACAAAATAATCTTTGATTCCATGAATCTCCAATATGCCAGCATGTCAACAAAACTTGGACTAGAGAAGATGGTAGACCGCGGAGCGATGACACCTAATGAGTGGCGAGAGGTTTTGAACATGGGACCAGTTGAGGGCGGCGATAAAGCTGTAAGACGTAAAGATACAGGTCTTGTAGAGGAAGGTGATAACACTAATGAAAACGATAATGCTTAAAGGCGTGATCGTGCCGAATGACGAAGCATGGATATATGAATGGTACGACGTGGAATGTGTGTGCCCTAAAGATATTAGTGAGGCACTTGATAAGGCTATGGGAGAGGACATCGAAGTCGAAATAAATTCCGGTGGAGGTGACGTTTATTCAGGGTCGGAAATATACACAGCACTTTCAAACTACAAAGGAAAGGTGACAACAAAAATAGTAGGGATTGCGGCAAGCGCAGCAAGCGTCGTATCACAAGCCGGCATTCACAGGTCAATATCTCCTACGGCACAGATTATGATACACAATGTCGCCGAAGTAGCGTGGGGCGACTATAGAGTTTTTGAGCATGAAGCCGAAGTGCTTAAAAACTATAATATCTCGATAGCAAATGCATATCGGCTAAAGACAAATTTGAGTGAGCAGGAGCTGCTTGAATTAATGAATAAAGAGACGTGGCTAAACGCTCAGCAGGCTAAAGAAAAGGGATTTGTAGATGAAATTCTTTTCGACACAGAAAGAAGGTTAGCGGCCAGCACGGGTAAGTCTGGTTTATTGCCGCCGGAAGTTATAAAGAAAATGCGCAACTTAAAGCCAGAGCTTTTTGCTCAAGTGCCAAACGACGACTCAAATAAACTCAAAATTGCGAAAGCAAACTTAAATCTTTTGAAATTGAAGGGAGAATTCATAAATGAAGTACACGGACTACATTAATAAGAGAAACGAACTTTTGGCTAAAGCGGAGACTCTGCTGAATGATGGCAAGCTTGACGAGGCGGATAAAGTTCAAAAAGAAGTCAAAGATCTTGACGACAAGTATGACAAAGAAGCAAAGGCACAGGCGAATCTTGCCGCGCTTCGAGAGGCTCAGCCCATAGCCCCCGTGGCCATGCAAAACTTGAACTCAGGCAGTGAGATGACGGCAAAAAAAACACCACAGTATACAGACTTGCACGAAACTGAGGATTACCGCAGAGCCTTCATGGCATATTGCAAGACAGGTCAATTTCCACAGGAATTTTTAAACGCTAATGAAATGACAACCGTTTCCGAAGCGGGCGCTCTGATACCTACGACCGTTATGAAAGAAATCATAAAGGAAATGAAGGTATACGGGCAAATATTTGCGAAGGTCAGGACAACAAATCTCAAGGGCGGTGTCGAATACCCGATTTTGACACTCAAGCCCGTAGCTACATGGATAACTGAGTCTACTTCCTCCGATAAGAAAAAAATTACTGCCAACACTAAGGTATCTTTCTCTTATTATGGACTTGAATGCAAAGTTTCGGTATCTTTGCTTGCAGACGCTACTACGCTGGATATATTTGAATCTGAACTAATAGTGCTAATGTCAGAGGCTATAGTAAAGGCTATAGAGGGCGCTATAGTTAGTGGATCTGGAGACGGCCAGCCGTTGGGACTGACAGTGGATACGAGGGTTCCGGCAGGGAACAAAATCACACTAACCGCTGAACAGTTTAGTTCATATGAAGGATGGAAAAAGAACGTATTTGCAAAGTTCAAATTGGCATATCGCGCGGGCGGAAGTTTTTTAATGGCTTCGGGAACATTTGAGGGGCATATAGACGGCATGGTTGACGCAAACGGTCAGCCGATTGGCAGAGTAAATCAAAGCATCGTGGACGGACCTCAGGAGAGATTTGGTGGCAGACCTGTAATGCTGGTAGAGGATGATATCATAGCGCCTTATGACGCGGCGGCGACCGGTGATGTTGTGGCGGTATTCTGTAAACTTAGCGATTATGCTATTAACTCTAATATGCAGCTGAGAATGTTCAGATGGCTTGATAACGACACTAATGAGTGGGTAGACAAAGCAATACTCATTTGCGACGGAAAAATTTTGGATGCAAATGGCGTTTATCTGATAAAGAAAGGTTAGATCAAAAATAGCTGAATAGCGAAGGGAGTGCAAACTCCCTTTTTTGATTTTATAAGGTGAAAAAATGTATCCATATAACTTTAAAATGGGGCAAAAAATACAAACTAACGTAGATGACATCTCCGCAGATAGGGCTTTCGGTGCCCATCTGAATTTTGCGGCTCCAGCGGCAAAATCGCTAACGGCTATTTTAGCGGCTACAGCTTTGACAAGCGAAGCCCAGAGCATTACTGAGGGCATATCTCAGCCGGATGTTCCTAGAAATTTTAGGATTAAGGGAAATGCTGCCGGGATTGCGGGAAATGTAACTGCTCACGGGCTCAACATGAAGGGTGAGGAGATATCTGAAACTCTTGCGGCAAACGGAGATACTGAAGTCGTTGGCGTAAAAGCATTCAAAGAGTTCACACAAATAGACTTGCCAGCTGAGACACATGCAGGAACTGACACAATCAGTGTTGGCACGGACAACAAACTGGGACTGCCGTATCTTCTTGAAAGAGATACCATTCAGATGGCTTTCAGAAATGGTGTGCGTGAGAGCACGCATCCTACAGTAGCAGTAGACGCGGACAATATAGAAAACAATACTGCACAGATGAATTCGGCACTTAACGGAACGGACATTGACATATACCTAATGGTGTAGGTGGAATGACATGGCTCTCTTAGAAAGCATTAAAGCACAGCTGAGAATTTCCGCAAACGATTTTGATGATGAGATAAGTGATCTTATCTTTGGGGCAAAGTCAGAGCTTGCATTGTCTGGAGTTATCAAAATAGATGAGGCTGACTATCTTATCAAGAGAGCTGTAAACCTCTATTGCAAAGGACATTTTGGTTATGATAACCCAGACCGCGACAAACTTATAGCATCGTTTGAATCGCTAAAAAGTCACCTTAGCCTTTCGACTGAATATTCTTATTATACTGTGACGATAAATGCCGGTGTACAAATGCGCATCACATTTGATGGAACAGATAAAGAATCAAATGCTAGCGGAACAGCCATATTTTACTCCAAACCTAAAAATAATGTACCGTACATCATTGACGGAGTTACATATTATGCCGATATAACGGAAGATGTGACATTACCACCGGAGGCTTGATATGTTATGGAATAAGATAGCTTATCTGGGGAACGAGGCAACCACTCAAAACTCATTGGGCGATGATATACCAGTGGAACCCAGCAGAAAAGTGTTTGTTAATAAAAAATCTGTAAGGCAAAGTGAGTTTTACGATGCTAAACGCAGTGATTTGAAAGCAGAGCTCATGCTGGAAGTACACAGCGTCGACTATGAAGACGAGGACCTCATCAAATTTGAAGGTGTTGTTTATGATATTCTTAGAACTTATGACCGCCCGGATGAAGTGACAGAGTTAATTGTTGGGAGAAATCCTTAATGCCATATCCTAAAAGTGTCATAAAAATCAAAAAAAACGGTGTAGAGTTTGTTTCGAGCGTCGATGCGGCACAATACACCATCAGGGAACTGTCTCGGGCGGCATTAAAGGATGTTGCTAAGTTATTGCGTAAAAGGATGATAGAGAAACTTAAAAAGCTTCCTGGAATGAAACGCAGTAAAAGACTTTATAGATCTACTCAGTATTGGCTAAGAAAAAGAGAGACAGACTTGCTTATAGGATTTAAACATGGCACTTGGTATGGAGAAGATCAGGAACTAGGGTTGAATGGACAGCCAAAGCGCGAAATATTAAGAGAAACCGTAATGGAAAATCTTAATGAAATAACAAGGATTGAGAGTGCATATCTTTCAGGAGTGAATTCAGAACCGCCCGACCTTAGTAAAATTGATGAAAGCGAGGCTATAGGCGATGAAGCAGAAGCTTAAAGACCTCAGGACGGAAATTATTAAATTTCTCGATACACTTACAAGCGCAAAAATCTATTATATAACCGCTCCTTCAGACGCCCAATATCCATATGTCGTATATCAAATCAAAACATATCCTAAGGATAATAATATGGAGCGATTGCAGGTCACTATTGATGGATATGGTGACAATCCTGACAGTTCGGACTTTGAGGACATGATGTTTGATATAAGCGGAGACGGCGATGATAATCAAGGGCTTGATAAAAAAGTAATAAACACTGATGACTATTCTTATGTATTTGCCCTCGAAAATGAACTGGATGTAGAAGAAAAAACCGGAAACAGACACAGACAGCAAATATATTATGGATCGATAATAGGAGTATGATGATATGGGTAAAAGAAAACTGACAACAGTACAAAGGCAAAGTATTCCGTTCGATTACGGCATACTTATAAAAAATTATGGGTTGGCGACACAAGAACAGATCGCGCCGCTTTCCGGCTCAAGCAAAGTGGATATCGTAAAGGAATTCTACGAGCCTGAATATGTAGGAAAGCCGGGAAAGGTGAAGGGACTACAAATTTTGGTTGGAGCTGAGGCAAAGGTTGCAACAAACTTGATGAATACCACGATGGATGAGCTCGCTGAAATGGTGATGCCGTGGGCGTATTATACCGATAGTAAGCTGAGCATAACCGGAGAGCAGCTAGGTTCTATCATTCCCGATGAGGCGTACTTAGACAATCTTACCTTGTTTGTTAAACGCACCGGCGGCAACTACATGAAAATAATGCTTTACTCGGCTATGAACGAAGGAGATTTTTCTCTCGAGGCAAAGGATAAAGTCGAGGGCATGATACCGGTTGAAATCTTTGCGCACTTTGATGCAGAGGATGATACAAAGGCATTGTTTGACATCGAAGATATAGCTGCTATAGCAGATCCTCCGGCATAAAGCATAATAAAATAATTGATAAGAAGCAGGATTAAGTCCTGCTTCTTTTTATAGGAGAACAAATGGAAAGTGATAAGACCAAAAAAACCGCAGAAAATCAGGATATGACTGCTGAAGTCATAGAACTTAACGCGGATAAGATGTTTGACATGCTGCCCGCGATAGGGTCTATATATACAAAGCTCGACCTGACAAAGTGTATAGTCGACCTGTCTGAAAAGTATAATGAAAAAGGCGGAGGAGATAAAGAGGACTTTGTTATAAACAGCGGTGGATTTAATGAAATAATAAACCACGTCGCCGCTAACCTCGGCAAGGTAAAGCCTGAATTCTTTGAGATAGTCGCAATAGCTGCCGGCATATCAGTAGATGAGGCAAAAAACAAAGGCTTTGGGTTTAGCCTGAAAGTTTTTATGTCGATTTTCAAGGATAAAGATCTGACTGATTTTTTCAAACAGGCTATACAGTAGGCTATGAAGAGGGGCTCTATCTACTGTATAGCCATTATGGGTTAGTACAGCCATTTAATAAATCCATTAAGCAAATAAACAAGCTCATCATTTCAGCAAAAATCAGAAAAAGAGAACACGAGAAATACCAAATGTGGTTGGCGGCACTGTCCAACCCTTCTTTTGATACTGAAAATATGAGTACTTTTGAGAAGTTCAAAGAAAACTATATTTTTGAAAGAAAGCCAGGAGCATCAAAAAAATCAGCTCAGGAAATAGAGCGCGAAATGCTCGGTGTTATAGAACAGTACGAAAAACAAAAAGCGAGTAAGTAAATGGAATTATTTAAGCTTGTAGGCCGCATACTCGTAGACAATACAGAAGCGGACAGCAGTATATCAAAAACTGAAAAAAAAGCAGGCGGGCTCGCTGCCGGACTGGGTAAAGTAGCAAGGGGTGCTGCTGTAGTAGGCGGCGCAGTGCTTGCTGCCGGTACTGCCATAATGGGGCTTGCTACAAAGGGCGCCGAGACTACTGACCGCGTAGATAAATTGAGCCAGAGATTAAATTTGAGCAGGCAGGGCTTTCAAGAGTGGGACTATGTACTGTCTCAAGCCGGAGTTTCTATCGATTCCATGCAAAACGGCATGAAAACTATGTCACAGCGCATGAATGACGCCCTCGAAGGTTCGGGCAAAGGCGTAGAGCTCTTTGATAAGCTTGGTGTAAGCGTTCAAAACTCTGCCGGCGAAGTAAAATCACAAGAACAGGTCTTTAATGAGTCAATCGCAGCTCTCCAAAACATGGAGGACGGTATAGCCAAAGCAGATTTGGCACAACAATTATTTGGGCGTAACGGTCAAGACCTATTACCTTTGCTCAATTCAGAATCGGCTTCGGTAGAAGAACTCAAAAACAAGGCTCATGAGCTTGGGTTGGTGCTCGGTGATGATGTAATTGATGCGGGAGTAAACCTAACTGACACAATGGATACACTTAAAAAGACTTTGAGTGCGGCCTTAATGCCAGTTATAGCCGGAATCATGCCTGTAGTACAGCAAATAGCAGACCTTATAATTCAATACATCCCTCAAATAATGCAAATGCTAGAGCCTGTTTTTAATGATTTGATGCCCGTGATAACGGATTTAGTAATGTCATTGATGCCTGTACTTATAGATCTGGCCAACATGATACTTGGTGATATTTTGCCGGCAATAATGCCATTATTGGAGATAATCGTTAAAAAGCTATTACCGCCCATTATTGATTTGATAGGCATGCTGGGAAAGACCATAGGACCTATATTAGCAGATATTTTAGTAAAGCTTGTGGAAGCACTCACACCTTTTATAGAGCTGTTGGCAGAGCTACTGGATCTCATTTTACCGCCGCTCATGGTGATAATAGAAGCTGTAGCGACGGTGATTGGCGATGTTTTAGGAGCAGCATTTGAGGCGCTAATGCCGATAATAGACAATATAGTAGGATATTTCACAAATTTGATAGAGTTCATTACGAATGTTTTTTCCGGAAACTGGTCGGCCGCGTGGGAAAATATTGTCGGAATGTTTAAGAATATTTTCGAGGGCATCATAAACATGGTCAAGGCGCCTATAAATTTCGTGATCGGGCTCATAAATAAGCTCTTTGAAAAAATAAGCTCTATATCTCTTCCTGACTGGCTGGGCGGAGGATCCATTGACTTAAAACCTATACCGCTACTTGCCAACGGCGGCACGTCAACGGCTCCCGGATGGAGTATAGTAGGTGACGAGGGTCCTGAGCTAATCAACATGCCAAAAGGTGCAACGGTAGTCCCTTTAAGTGATGACGATATGCCCGGAGGTAAAGTCGAACAAAACTTTAATTTCTATAACGATACATCCCCATACGGCGTAATGAGGGCAGCTAAGAAAGCAAGTCAGCTGAATGCCCTGAAGGTACATTGACATGAAAAAGGTTATATTTACAAACGCTCTTGGAGAGTCAATCGAAGTATATAGAAAGCCTTTTTTGTTGGTAGGGCTTTTTATTTCACCGCTTATAGACGAGCCAATGTTTAATAAAGGATTTCGGCAGGATGGAGAGACACTGCTTGAGGCATATGCTATGCCCCGTGATATAACCATAGATTTGATTATATTTGACGCTGATATTGACCAGGCAGTAAGAGACTTTAAGAGAATATTTAATCCAAAGCTCGGACTGGGCGTACTTCGTTTTACAAATGACCACATGGATTGTGCAATAGATGTAAAGATAGACGCCGAGCCGCAAACCCCTTATGAAGACAAGAAATATATGAGGGGATTTGCACATGCAACTATCTCCATGACTGCGCCTTTGCCTTTTTGGCGCGACCTGGAATATACCCAAAAAGACATTGCGGGATTATCAGGCGGTTTTTACTGGGATGACCCGACATATTTTGACGGGCCTTTCTACATGGGAGAGCTGCTGGGCTCGAGTGCGGTACTCACAAACGAAGGAGATGTGCCGGCGCCGCTTTATATTATATGGACGGGAGCGGCGGAAAACCCGAGGCTCACGCTGGAGGACACGGGTGAGTTTCTGCTGCTTAATAAAGTACTTACAAGCGACCAGCGACTAATCATAACCACAGGCTATGGTGATAAAAACGTCTTTGTAGAAACAATTTCTACAGGAGAAATTGTAAAAGACAACTCATTTTTGGACAAAAGCAGTGAATATTTTCAGCTGCCTATTGGCAATTCAACGATGTCATTCAGTGCGGACAGCGGCACAGGCTTATTAAGCGTTAAATACAAGCAACTATATATAGGAGTTTAAGATGGCTATAAAAGGTAGTTTTTTTCAAAACAGCAGCCCTGCAAATGACAGGCCTTTTTATTATTACGATTATAATAACCGGCTTAAATGGCTTGCTTCGAACGGAGTTCTTACCAGAGGACAGCCGCTTACAACACAAATGCAGGTAACTCCTGTGGCCGCCAGCATGAATTCTTCCGTGAATCTGGGCGCTTACAATATAGAAGGTATACTGGCTGAAATATATAGCGAGCCCGAAGTCGTAACGCACGATGCGGCGGATATAACAAACCCGCGTAAGGATATAGTCGCTATACAGCGTGACTTATCTGTAGGCGTTAGAGCTTGTGATATAGTAATTGTCAAAGGTACTCCGGCCGCTTCACCTGTAGCCCCGAGCCTTACCAAAAATGATTCTACCTTGTGGCAGGACGGGCTCTATGAGGTTACTATACCTGCAGGGGAGACGGATGCAAGTAACTTTACATATACGGATATAAGACAGGCGTCACAAAGCTTGGTGACTACTCCTGCTATATATGTGCCTACTGGCGCAGTTCTTGAATGGTATACTCACACATGTCCAGATGGTTACATTTGGGCAGAGGGTCAAGCCGTTTCACGGACAGAGCATTCAGATTTATTTGATTTATGGGGCACAACCTTTGGCGCTGGAGATGGTTCAACTACATTTAATGTAATAGATAAAAGAGGATTAGCGGGTGTCGGCTATGAAAGCGGAAGTGAGGAGTTTGGTACTTTAGGCGGAACATATGGCGAAAAAAAACATGTACTCACAGAAGGCGAGCTTGCTGCGCATGCGCATGATAATAGCCACGCACATAACAACAGCGGAGAGCACTCACATACTGGTTATACTGCAAGTGGTACAGGCGGGGGCGGCTTAGATGTATTTATATATAATGTGGGTGGAGGTACCATTCCTAATACGAGTGTTGGTGGTGCTCATAACCATTCACATTCAGGAAATACGGGAAGTAAAGGCTCGAATGTGCCGCATAATAACATCCAACCATCTATATCAGCAAGATATATAATTAAAACATAAGATGAGCAACGAAATCAGAATACTCGATGACAACTTAATAGATCAAGGCCGTGTAGATGATTATGAGAGTTCTATAATGAACTTCAATCATGGTGATCAGTCTAACATATCTATAAAAGTAGCGGTAAATAAAAACAATGCCGATAAGCTTGTCATAGATAATATCATATATGATAATGAGGACCGCGAAAGACCTTTTATAATAACGGAGGCTCCACAGAGCTTTGACCGCGGTGGTGCATATAAAAATCTGGTAGGATATGATGTATTTCATCTCTTTACTAATAGAGCCGCAAATATTACGGCGGCCGATATAGTTTATACTGCAAAATCGACGGAGTATATCATAAAAGATGTGCTGTCTAGTACCCTGTCCGGAGACAGGGCTTTTTCATATATAACGATTGCGCCTAATACGGATTTGGGCTCAGTAATCAATCTGACAATTAAGCCAGGACAGGATCTATACTCGCTTATAGTATATTTGCTTGCAATAGATAAGCTGGGGTTATACGGAGCTGTGGGAGATACGAGCCTTGAGATTGACGTATACAAGGGAGCAGACCGCAGCCAGGGCAATACCGAGGGGAATCCGCCTGTTATATTCAGCGTAGAATATAACAATCTTGTAAGCGGAGAAACTGTAAACTCCAGCACTTTTGCTAAAAACTTTGCATATGTATTGGGGCAGGATGGCAGCGGCAATCGTATAGTGCATAGCGTGGGTACAGCCACGGGAAACGCACGGCGTGAAGTCGTAATTGACGGCGGTGATGAGTCGGACACTACGGCGCTTGAAGCTATGGGGCTTGCGGCATTTACCGAGAATGAAGAGGGTGCAACCTTTAAAACTTCCGCACTTTCCGGCTCATTTACATACGGGGTTGACTACTTTTTAGGCGATTTTGTAACTGTAAATGGAGAAAAACAGCGCATAACCGGAGTGCAAAGGGTACGCGAAGCAAGAAAACCGGAGCAGGTTTTTCTTACCTTTGGCCAGAAACAAAAGGACCAGTCCGATCAGATAACGGAGCTCGATGCCCGGATGGGTAAAGTTGAGACAAAGACACCTGTGGCCGGTGGTGGTGGCTCTTCCACCTTTATAGAATTAAGTGATACTCCGGCTGCTTATACAGGGCAAGCAAAAAAACTTCCACGAGTGAACACAGCAGCCAATGCCTTAGAATTTAAGGACTTGGGCGAGATAATAAACGATACTACAGCTAAGACTACGCCTGCGGACGCGGACACCTTTGGCGGTGCGGACAGTGCAGCAAGCAGTGTGCTCAAAAAGTTCAGCTGGGCGAATATAAAGGCTACTATTTTATCATGGCTTGTAAGTAAAGGCTTTTGCATAAGAGAGACTTTAACTGAAGATCGAACATATTTCATCAAACCAGGTTCAGGCGCAGTTTCGGGAAGTGGAACGCTTGCAGACCCCTTCACGGGTGAAGACACCGCGGTTTTGCAATATGTATTTGATTTAATAGGCAAATTAGATATATCTATTTATACCGTCATCGTTGATTTGTATAGCGCAACTGGTACAGGAACAGTTACTTATACACTAAGTGTAGGACTTACTTTAAAATCTCCTTTGGGTTCTGGAAATATTTATATAATTGGTAATCCGAGCAATCAAGACAGTGTAATAATAGACGCTAATGGTAATTCAGTTTTTACAAATACCCCACTAGGGCAGACATTTGTACTGAAGAATTTTCAAATGTATGATGCTGCTACGACTGGATACGGATTATTAATGTCTAATTATGGATATATAGAACTGGACGGCATACATTTTAATGGAATAAGATACCCGGCACGAGCTGCCATAAATGGAGCAAGAATAGGAGTATTCAACAGGGACAACGCAACAAAGATAACGGGTTCTCCGAGCTTTTGCTTTTGGGTCAACCCGCAGGGAGAGCTGTTTATATCAGACGGTACATTAGACACAACGGCATTAACTTCTTTTAATTATTTTTATTTAGCAGAAAATCTTGGTTTGATAAGAATGTCAAACAGCACTAATTATACAACAACAGCGATACCGGGTCAAAAGTGGTATGTATTGGGAAATGCTGTATTAGATGTAAATGCAAATACCGTTCCAGGTAATACGGCAGGTGTACCAGCAATAGGCACGTCGCCATACGGCGGGCAAGTAAGATAAAGGAGACTTTGATGGACTTAGGAAACGTATTACTAGGAACAGCGGCAATTATATCGGCATTAGCGGCTTTATTTGCGAATATAAACAGGCGCAGACAGCAACCAGTAGAAAAGCTGTGCGAGGACTTATCAGAACTTAAAGAGGATATCTGTGTTATAAAGCAGGCCAGCTTTTTCTCGCTGCAGGCGCATGTGGAGCAGGGCGCAAACGGCGATGTGAAGAAAGCATATGAGAAGCTTAAAGGGTCAGTATTTAAAGATTGATATAAGATGAAAAGCAGCCTTTAGGGGCTGTTTTTTAATACCAAAAATAAAGGAGTAAAAAATGAACAAAAAAACTATAAGAAATGTAGCTGTATTTATAGCATTAATCGGCCTACTATTCATGCTTGCGGAGACATGGATTTCCATTGACCTTGACACGTGGGAACCCGTGACGTATATCATAGCCGCGTTATTCGTGTCACTTGGTATACTGGCGGATACAGGTAAGGAACCCGAACCATTAACCTGGGAGAAAATCAAAGCTAAGCTTAAATCCCGGGTGGCAATCCAATCCATAGTACTATTAATACTATTTATTGTGTATAAGATGACGTTGCCTGAAGTTTACTCTGAAGTATTAAGAAGTGTTGATACTATATTTTATGCTATTTTTGGCGGCTCGATTTTTAATAATCCAAATGCTGAAAACGGATATATGAATAATGCTATTGATGCGGTTAAGGATTTGGAGTAAAGAAAGGAGAGTGATCTAATGTCTGTCGTTGATAAGTTCATTGAGTTGGGGCTTTCGCATGTAGGCGGCGGGTATGTGTACGGAACGAATGGCGACATACTAACGGAAGCACTACTCATGAACCGTATGCGCCTTTTGGATCCGTTGCAGACAGGTTCGTTCCGCCCCAAGTATATGGAGCATATCCGGAAGCACTACATGGGTAAATATGTCGCTGACTGTTCCGGGCTTATTGTCAGCATTTGCCGTGATTTGGGTCTCGATAAAAATGACTATTCGGCGAGCAATTTGTATTACTATCAGTGTGACCGAAAATCCATATCCGATATTGAACGCGGCGACCTGGTATTTAAGAAAAACAGTTCTTCCGGAAAGGTGTATCATGTGGGTATATATCTGGGAGACAATAAGGTGCTCGAAGCACAGGGCACGATGTACGGCATACGCGTAAACAAGCTTAGCTCCTCCTGGACACTTGCGGGCAGGCTAAAAGTTTTTGGGGATGCGAAAGCAGAGCCGGCGGAGCCAGAGAAGCCTTACACGGGGATATACGAAGTCGACATAAAAAATACGCCTGATAACTACCTTAATATAAGAGACACACCATCCGGGCATCTGGTTGCACGCCTAGCTCCGCATGATTTTGTAAAGGGGCTGGGGCAGTCAGAGACTAAAGACGGGCATATGTGGGTTAAGGTAGAGC